CAAGTGGCATTGAAAGCAATTCACGTGCACGTGTAAGATACTGCTCTTGTGTCCAGTCCGGAAATTCGTCCTTGTGTTTATCCCAGTGCCATTCAAAAGGCTTTTCTCCGGCAAACACAGCCTCGCTTGGCTTTATTTTACCACTCCCGCCGGCTTTTGGCAATCTGATTTTCTTCTCACCAGCAGTCTCCAGCGCACGCTTCCTTGCGTCGATCTCCCGCCGCATGGAGTTGATTTTCTCCTGTGGTGTGTCCCCTTCGGCGTTCTCGTACATCTCGTAATACCGGTCCGGGTCATAGCCCTCCACCGTACTGTAGTTGTCGAACCGGACGCAGTACTCACAGTCGCAGTTTTGGTGTATGTGCGGCGCATGACCGTTCTTCATGGACTTGGCGCTGATGTACTGCCAGCCCCGTGACGCCAGCGTCAGACAGAAGGCACAAGTGTCGCCCGCCGGGATCCACGCGAACTGGGCATGATCCCTCTGGGCGTTCTTTAGTGTGGTGTCCGCGCCCACTTGTTTCACCAGCCGTCCAACGGTGCTGCTGATCTGCTGCTCACTGATCTTGGCAGTTCCGTACACTGCCTTTGCGGTCTCCTCGAAGGTGGCCGTCTCCGCCGGGATTGCCGCCTCGACGGTTTTCCCGGATGCCGCTGCCACCGCGTCATAGAACTCACAGGCCAGTTCGCCGGCCGCCTCCCCGTATTTGGTCACCAGCGCGAACGCCGCCCGGACCGCCTCCTCCTCGTGTCCCGAGAAGCCGCCCAGCAGGGAGATGGCCCGATCCATCTCCCGGGCCGCCGTGCCATTGACCCGGCTCAGCGCGTCACGATACTGTATCCACAGTTTCTCCGGTATTTGCATTTGCCAGTTCCTCCAGTATGCTCATGCCCCGGCTCCTGGTCTCCTGTGCCTTGATCCTCCGGATATCAGCCTGGTCGAATCCTACCATCTCCAGATACACGTCCGTGTTGCCGAATCCTTGTCTGGAGGATGCGATCTTCACCGCCGCATCGGCGGTGGATGCAACAGATGGCATACTCGGGTTCTTGAAGTGGGCCACGACGGCCTTTTCCTCGTCTGTCAGCTGGTCCATCGTCACATTCCGGGCAATTGCCTGTGCCATCAGCGCTATGGTGTGCAGGCTGTCTCCATTCCCAGCGTTCAGCTGCTCCGCCATCAGGATCAGCGTCTGGTTCTGCGCCTGGATTGCATCGGAGCTGGTAGGGTTGGCATCGTTGATAACGCCCACGTCCACCGAGGACAGGCCCGTAGCAGCGCTGAACTGGGTGGCCAGCATCCGGAGCATCTGCACATGTGGCTCGATGGTGCCCTGGCTGAGCTGCCCGAACTCCGGGTTCTCTCCGGTCTCCGGGTTGCTTGTGGAGGCCATAATGGAGCCCACATAGTTCCGGAACTGCTGAGATATCACCGCATCATACTGGTCGTCCGTCAGGCCCAGCAGGTACTTCTGTGGACTCGTGGCGAATTCCAGGCCGATTGTGGCATTGGCCACTGTGCGGACATATCCCTGGATCAGCCGCCGGATTGGCTCTTTGATGCGGGAACGTCCGAAGGGTTTCTTTGTGGTGGCGTTCCAGATCAGCGGTTCCATCAGCGGCCGGCCCATCTTGTGCGGATATTTCGCCGAGCTCCACTCGCTGTCGTTACGCCCCCGCCGGATCATCCACAGTGCGTCGTCCGTGTAGAAGTAGATCAGCGCCGGCTTGCGCTCGCCGTTGATCGGGTCCTCCGTACAGTCGATGATGGCAAAGCCTGCGCCGATTCGCCCCTTCGTCCCGCTCCATTCCGCTGCGGCGTTCTCCGGGCTGTGGAAGCGGATCCGGCACCCCAGATCCTTATCCGCGGAGAGGGTTGCGAAGGTGCAGCCGTATTTCAGCTCGTCCCGGCAGGCCTTCATGTATTCGCTCATGAGCCGGTTCGCGTTCATGATCCCGTTCATGGTCTCTGTGTCCTCGCCGTTTTTCCCCACGAAACCGTCAAACATGGATCTGGACGCCAGGACGTCCACGCATTTCTCGCCCCATGAACATCCGATCTCCAGTCCTCGCATCCCCTTCGGAAGCGCCAGGCCAAGGTTGACCTCGTTCAGGGAGATATGTCCCTCATAGTACCGCCTTTTGATGGCGTTTGCCGCCTGGTGCTGATTGAAAATATCAATCAGCCTGGTCATCGTCTGTTTTTCTTCCTCCGGCAGCGCCAGCGCCATGCTTTTTGTCAGTTGCAAATCAGCACCCCACTCTCATTTTCCTTGCCGGGTCCCTCTTTGAATTCCGGCATCCCCACAGAGCCAGCGCAGCTGCTTCGATGGGCGTGGAATCGTCCCCGCCGAAGCCCCAGCCTCCGCTTATGGCTCTTTTTGTTGAACTCAGCGCCGAATCTCTCAGCGCGTCCTGTTCTCTGTACCATGTCACCGTCTGTTCCGACAGCTCATTGGTAAGGAGACTCGCCGCAGCGATCACATCAGCCACTTTCGGGCGGATCACGCTGTTTTTGAACCTCCACGTGTCTTTGATTTTGTCGATCAGCAGGTCGACACCGTTCTTGCCGTCGATCACCACGCAGCAGGCTTTGTCGCTGCGCTCCTGGAGCCAATCTGCAAGCCACTGAATTCCAATGCCTGTCGGTTTCCTTTCGATCAGCGAGATACGCGCTTTCCCGTCCTTCGGGCATACCGCTCCGCAGAGGCACACTTCCGCGCCGTCGGCGCTGAATTTGACACCATACGCTGTTTTTCCTTCCGGCTTCGGCGCCGATGATTCACAGGCATTCCACGCCTCTGGGTTGACGGCCATGGCGGCGCTTTCGCTGATTACAGGCATCCACCAGCCCAGCCGCTCCCGGGCAAATCCGTCCGCGCTCATGGACCGCTGTTCCTCTGCTGTGAAATCCTCCGTCAGTCGGATGCCCAGTGCTGGATTTGTCTCATACCACAGGCGTTTGTCCTCGGTATTGATGTCGCTGATACTGTTTGCCTCCACGCTCCATTCGTGCCAGGCGTCGTGAGCGCCCGGCTCCGTCAGGCATACGGTTCTCCTGCGCCGGAACACGTCCCCCGGGCAGCCCGGATATGGAGGCGTCCCGGTGTATATGATCTGCCTGGTTCCCGTGGCCGAGGCCGACAGCGTGGCCATGATGGCCTCCACCTGATCGTCTGTCAGTTCCTGGGCCTCGTCAAATACCACCAGGGAGATCCCGTCGAATCCGCGGGCCGCCTGGCGGCTTCTGGCCGAGAATTCGATGGTGCCGCCGTTCCAGAGCTCAATGCACTCCTCACCGTTGGTGTAGCGGATCTTTTTCACCAGCCCCATAACCTCCGGATACCGTTTGTTGGTGAACATGGCTGCCAGTCGACGGAAGCTCTTCTTTGAGGTCCGTACCTGGTGCGCCGTGTGCAGGATTTTCTCCCCGCTCACCACCAGGCCGTGGAACTCCCGCCCTTCCAGGCACACGTTTTTCCCGTTCTGCCTCGGAAGCGCAAGCCCGGCGGAAGTAACGTTGTATTCGCCGAAATTATCCCGGCCCAACCAGCTGTCCAGCACAGATTTCTGCCAGGGGTCCAGTGTGCTGCCGTATGCAGCCATCAATTCGGCTGCGTCATCTCCGTCCGTCGTTTTCCGTTTCGGCTCCACTCGGATTCTCGGCTCCTGAGCACCAGTCACGCCTCATCCCGCCTCCTGTTCCGGATCAGCTCCAGCACCGTCGGCTGAGAATCCGTCTGCTCTTGATCTGTACCGCTGCTCTTTGGCCGGAGGCGATGCAGTCCCTTTGGCGTCAGTCCCAGTGCATCACGGTGAGCCAGAATATCCCGCCGCATTGAATTGATCGCGTCGAGCATTTTGTTGCTTGTTGGCGTCCCCTGGGCGCCTGTGTCCGTAATTGGGGAGCCGGCGGCTTTCCAAGCCTTGACCATCCGCTGAAGTTCCCGCTCCATCATGGCCAGCATCTTGATCTCAGGATCGAAGGCCGGCTGGTATATCCCGATCTCCTTCAGCTGCTCTGTGTACCTCTGTTCCCGCGTCACATTGACCGCCTCCTGTACGCATATCGCGTCCGCTATTCGCGCGCGCGGCCCGCGCGTGGTATTTAATTCACTCTCCCAAATTGATCCCTCAAAAAAATCATCCGGGGGTATTTTGGCGCTGGACAGCGCGAGGGCGCCTTCCAGGGTGGCGGGGGTCCCTCCCCTCACCATTCGCCATCCGTGGCTACCTTTTCAAACCGTCTGGCCCGTTCAGCTGTGCCAGTCATCTTCCCATTCGCACAGTTATCAAGCTTGAACCCGACTTTTGCCCCCTTCGCTGCATTGCAGCACCAGTGGGCGGCTTGCAAATTGTCCCAGTCTTGTGCAGCTGCCCTTGGTGAATCATATCCATACAGCATCCACCGGCTGACCGGTCTGATTTCGTCAATTACAAAGCTGAGGGGGTGTCTTGCATCGGAGGGCTCATCGTAATGGATGGGCCCTAATTTCCCCCCGCATATTCCGCATGTGGCCCCCATGGCCTTAAACCTGGCCCGGTGTTTACGCCGCAGGGCCCCGTTTTGATATCTTGGGTTTGACATGGGCGGCCCCCTTCGGTACCTATTGGCGGTATGTCCCCTGGTGTTATGCCTGGTGTTATGCCCTATTCATTCCCCGTACAAGTCGCCCCGCCGGCAATGAAGCAGGCGGGGCACTTGTACCTTGGATGGTGGTAGGAAGGAGGTAATGAAAAGAAAGCATGTCCGTCATAGGGCGGGGGTGTTGTTTCAGCGGTGCCGCCTCTGAACACCCCCACTTCTGACGCTACCAACATAGCACGACTAAACAGTGCCATTCAATGCCAACTTTTCCCGAAGAACCTGCAAGGCCCGCCCGTTGAGACGGAGCACCTTCCTTCTGCTCATGAACAGATTATCGGCTGCCACGTCCCAGTTCTTTGGTGCATGGATGTAATACTCCCACAGTACCTCCTGCTGTTCCCTGTCCTCCAGCAAAGAGATCAGCGCAATGGCCTCCAGCTTAGCCTGGGCCAATTGCTCCACCTCCCGTGCAATGACGCGCGCCAACGTAGCCAGCTTTCCCGATGTTGCGATCCGTTCCACGCTGCCCCGCTCCGCGGAGTGCTTGACCACTACCGAGCTGTAGTCCGTAGCGCTGAGATATGTTTCAAACTCTTTCAGCCGCTTGAGTTCTGCTCGTCTGCGGTCAATGCTACGCTGAATATTACGCGCTATGTAAAGCGTTTCTCTCGGGTCCATCCATTCACTCCTCCCCGATTTGTTGTCATCCCACCAGCGCGGTCATATATCGGAACTCCGCGGTGATCACTTTGTCGCAGTCCAATCCCAGCTCCTGCATCAGCGCCAAAGTCCGCAGCACAATATCAGCCAGCCGAAAGGCAAGGCCTTCCGGCGTACACGGCTCCGTTTCATCCTGTTCTCCCCTGCACTGCTCCCAGAATTCGCAATCGTTTGGTGATATGGCGCATGTGTCGTAGATCAGCGGCAGCCCAAAGCGCCGCATAGCGCGATAGCTCTGGCTTGCCTCATCAATGTTTCCCACCAGCCGCAGAAGCTGGCCCTGCACAGTTTCCTCCTGCCGGTCTTCCTGTTTTCGATAGGCTTCCAGGATCCGCTCTGCCATTTCGTTTACGTTCACTTGAATCACGTCCTTTCAGTCGCCGAAGCCGGGCAAATATGTACACACTGCCGTACTCGTCCGAAGTGAAGGGCCAAAGATCCGCCACCTCGTATTCCGGATAGAGCTCCCGCCAGGCATTCCAGTCCTCGTCGGCCAGCTCTGCCGCCCGTTTTCTCGACCGGATTTTACTGTCGTTGTAGGTTGGCTCCGGATCGATCAGGTTCTTGCTGGGATTGTATGTCCGGTATACGGTGCGATCCTCATCCTTCACGCTCTTGGTCATGTACCGGCTCAAGGCGGTCAGCCCCTGCTCGTCGAACTGCAGGCGCTTTGTGTTGGCATAACCGTGACCCCAGAGCATTTCCAGCTCGTCCCGATCCACACCGCCGGACAGCACCACGTGGAAGTGATATCGTCCCTTGCCGGAGCGTTCCATGGTCCAGATGTACTTCAGCGTGATTCCTGCCTTTTTGTAGCGGTACCGCACCCGCCGGAGCCACTTCTGGATATCCTTCGTTGCCACCTCGTCCGAGTCTGGGTTGATGGCGTAGGTCAGCGTCACCGCCAGATCCCGTTCTGTGAAGTTGGTGTTCATCAGCCGGGCCAGTTTTTCCGCCCGATGTCGCCTGTTCAGTTTTTCCTGTACTGCTCTTGTTGGAGCACGTCTGCTGCGACGCCTCCCGGAGGGCCGCAGGATGTTTGGGTATACTGGGTAGATATATACATCAGCGTAGTTTCCGCAGATGTATATCTTCTCCCGGTACACCGCTGTGTTTCGGATTCCCATCCTGCGTTTTCTCCTTCCTGTCCATTACTTAAGACACCTTACAAGCCTCAATCAGCGGTCGCCCGCTGATCAAAGCTATTTTCTATTGTTCTGCTTCCTGTACCTCCAGGATCTCAAATATATAATAGAGTTTCCCCGGTTCCGCGCCCCACTCCGGGCGCCCTGTTCCGATCTTCAGATTGACCCGCGCCACGGCGCTGTGAGATTTCCTCTGGTATCCGCAGCGGAGCCGGATCATCTGCTCCGGCGGCGTCCCGTCCCGGTGCAGGATCTCCCAGTGGATGATCCTGTCGTTGTTCACCACCGCCACCCGGAACGCGTTCTCGATCCTTGTGGTCCAGTACGGCTTGATCTCCCGGTATTCCTCTTTCTTCTCTCCGGAGAGGATCATCCGGTACCATTTTGCCTTAATCGGCAGCGTCAGCATGACCGTCACCTGCCTTTCGTTCGCCGTCGGCACAGAAAAAGTCCCCTTTGTATGTCCTACGGATTGATATTTCCCATTCGTTTGAGTAGTATCCGTGTTTACAAGCGAGGCAATACCCAATCGGGGAGTCTCCAATCTTATCCCACCAACGGCACTCCTGACACCGCACCAATTCTGTTTTGGTCACCGTTATGTTCTTTCCATCACTTTCGTAATGGTAAATCGCATCTCTTGGAAGTTCAGCCATACCGTGGTCACCGTCCTTTTCGTGTGCCGTTAGAGCAGTAATCACCATTCGTGCAGTATCTTGGCTCGTCCAACGCTCCCCATATATGGCAGAAGCCTTTCCTATCTGGTCTATTCGGCATTAGTTCAAACCACTTGCAATCACGGCACCGCACCACCTCCACCACATCGGCGGCGGGGATGGCTTCAACAGCTTCATACTCTTGTCCAAGTTCGGCAGTTTTTATGGCTTCCAGTGCCGCCTCCCGGCTTATGTAGTCAGTCATTGTCAGCACCGTCCTTTCGTTTGCCTTGGGAACAAAAATCATTTTCATCAAATGGAACATAGCCGTGTGTATCATTTTTGCAATCATTGCTTTTCCACCATTTGCACTTCCGGCACCGCACAACCTCCACCACGTCTGCCTCCGGCAACTGTTTGATGTACTCGGCATAGAGCGCCATGCCGTCTGTGATGCCCTGGATCTCATCTGGGCTGCATTCCACCGACATTTCGAAGTTCAAAGCCGCCTCTCTGCTGATATAGTCCATCACATTGCACCTCCCACGGAGTCAAGAAGCGCCCGCAGTGCTGTCCGGAACTTTTCCTTCTGTGCCGGTTCTGCTTTCTGGATCATCCCCAGCATCCGGTTCAGGTCTTCCTGTACTCTGGAGAAATAGACCTTGAATACTGCAGCGTCTCCGTCCGCGGTCTTCAGCTTCTCCTCCAGGGCTTTTGCCCGGGCCTCAGCGTCACCCTTGGCGGCTTCTGCGGCTTTCTGCGCCGCAGCTGCGGCCTCTATGTCTTTCTGCATGGCCGCTTTGGCGTCCTCTCCCGCCTTGTCCACCTTGTCCTTGAGCTTCTTGGCCTTGTCCTCCGCTTTGGCCGCCTTGGCTTCGGCGGCGGCCAGCTTCTTCTCCAGTTCAGCGGCAGCGGCGGCAGCTTTCTGCGCTTCTTCCGCCCGGATCTGATCCAGTATTTCCTTGGAAGGCGCTTCCACGGCCACCTCCACCGGGCGGGCCTTCAGCTCCTCCAGCTCTTTCCGGAGCGTCTCGGCTTCGCCCTTTGCTTTTTCCACAGCTTCCTCTGCGTCAAGGATCACCTGCGCGGCGTCATCCTGGACAGCTTCCAGCTTCCTCTTTGCTTCGTCCCGCTCCCGGATTGCCTGCTCCAGCTCCCGTGTGGACATATTGGCAACGTCGTGCTCCTCCACGAAGGTTTCCACCTCGTCCTCCGGCACGGCCAGAAGCTTCAAAGCTTTGGTGTATGGCAAATTCCCAAGCGTTTGGGATTTTGC